GGGATCCCACCAACCCGTGGCCACGAAGCCGCCCGCGCCCTGACGCCAACGGAACGTGCGAGCGAACGTGCGCTCGTCCTCCATGTCGTTGACGTTCAAGAGCTGCATGTTCGACTCGGACCAGATGCGTTTGCGCGCGCCGGTCGAGTCTTCGTACTCCGCCTTCGTGATGATCACGTTGGGGATGCCGAAGTAGAGTCCGAAGTCCGCGGTGCGCAGCAGTCCCTGGTTGTTGAACTGCGACGCGAGGATCGCCTTGATCGACGCGTTCTGCTGCACCGCGTGCCAGACGATGTCCGACATGATCGCGGTGTTCACGTTGCCGCGAACGACCTCGAGCGCGCCGAGCACGTCCTTGATCGGATCCGCGCTCGCGCCACCGTTCCACTTGTACGCAGCGCCGAGCGCGAACACGTTGGCTGCGGCGAAGTTCGCCGTGGTGTTCATCAGCGTCGCCACGCGGTACTCACGCATGAGCAAGAGTCGATCCGTGACGCGCTCGGCGCCACGAGCGCGCAGCCGCAGCGAGGGATTCGCCGCATCAGTCACGCCGGGGACCACGTCCTGCAGCGAGTGGTCCTCGACGAGGTATGTCGCGGACGTCATCTCGGGCGTGATCTCCTTGCTCTTGGCCTGCGGAGCCACGCGCGTCTCGATCAGCGATCGCTGCTGGTCGCGCTTGTAGAGGAAGTAGGTCCCCGTGCGGTTCGTCACCAGCTGGACGTTGCAGACGGCGTCGGCGACGTACGAGTTGCTCTCGTACATCATCGCGGCCTGCGCGACGGGACCAGCGACGGTGATGTCGCCAGGCGTGAGCGCGAGCGCAAGCTTGCGCTTGCGTGCGAGCTCCGCCCGGCGACTCTCGCCGAACTGCTTTGCGAATTCTTCCGGGTCCATGCCGAACGCGCGGAGGCGCTCTTCGACGTGCGGGTGAAAGCCGAACTTGGTGGGAGCCTGCGCGCGGATGCGGGACTCCGAGGTGATGATATTCGCCATGGTCTCTCAGGCTCCTCTCAGCCCTGCAGCACGCTGCGCGCGACGCGCATCATGAGCACAGCGCCAGCAGTGGCGGCCGCGGCCGTTTCGGCCTGACCGATGATGTGAGCGTTCGCGCCGGCCGCGGGCGCCGCCGTCTTCACGCGCCCCGTGGCGGTGTCGAACGTGAGCAGATCGCCTGCGGCGATCGCGCCCGATCCGTCGCTCTCGACGGGCAAAGTGCCCTCGATCGCGACGTCCCCGCACTTGTCGACGGCGATCGCTTGCATCGTGACGCCGTACGCCTTCGCGGCCGTCGTCGGGAAGTCGACGCTGAGCTCACCGGGCACCGCGGTGCCGCTGTTGGCCTTGAGCGCGACCACGCGCTTCGCTGGGATCGACGCCGCGCCGCGGTTGAAGCAAGTGCGGATGTCGTCGCCGTCGATGATCGAAAACTCGGTGGCAGCCATGGATCAGACTCCTCCCTCGGCCATGCCGAGCGCTTCGCTGAACGTGCGCGCGACGCCCGAGTCGAGCAGAGCGTGCGCGCGAGCGGTGAGCTCAAGCTCGCTCTGAACCTTCGGGTCAGCGTCGGTCGCCGGCGCCTTCGCGCTCGCCCTCACGGATTTCGCCGCGTCTTCGAGCGACGAGAGGTGAGCCCCTTTCGGGGCCTCCGCCGGCGCCACCTTCTTCTCGGGACGCGGGTGCGCCTTCGAGAAGGCCTCGTAGTCGACGCTCGCGAACGCAGACAGCGCCGCGCGAGCGGGCTCGAGGTGCGGGTTCGCCGCGATCACGTCGTTGACGTGCTCGTTGCGTCGCGCGAGTTCGATCGCAGCCTTCTCGGCGCGGTGAGCGGCGACTTCCTTCTCGAGCGATTCAGTCTTCGCCGCGCTCGCGCTGAGCTCCGCGATCTTCGCGAGCAGTTCGCTCTTCGAAGCGGTCGCCGAAAGGCCGAGGGCCTTGCGCGCGTCCGCCGTTTCCTTCGCCCGCTCGGCGACCGCATCCTGTGCAGCCTCCTCGGTGGGCAACGCGGCGAGCCCCATGGCAGCCGCGAGCAGCAAGAACTTGTTCATCGTCTTGGTCTCCGGGTTGATCCGCGCGCTCGCAGCGAGTCGCGGGACATCGACCAGCGCAGGATGCGCGGTCAAACTGAACGACCAGAGCACCGCGCCGATGAAGTCCCCAGACTCCTCGTCGCGCTGGTCGAAGAAGATCGTGACCGAGCCAAACGGCCACTTCGGTGGGTCTGCGTTGACCTCGCCCTTGGTCTTGTCGTCGAGGGCCATGCGCCCTTCGAGCGCGCACACGACGCGGCCGTCCGCGCGCGTGAAGCTCTCGTTGAGCCGAAGCTCGGTGATCCACCCGTGCGGTTCGGCGTACTCCGCGGGGTAGTCGTTCCACCAGTCGGTGTCCGCGTGCTCGATGACGACCGGGACCTTCGGGTAGCGCCCGAAGTTCTTCACGCACTCTTCGAGGTGCTGCCGGGTGAGCACGACGTCGCGGCCCTTGAGGTCGACCTCGTACGCGAGGACGTTCCACACGCCGCCTTCGGTGGGCTTCGCTTCGAGCGCAGTGCTCGCGAGCGCGATGCAGGTGCCGAGCACCGCGCGCGCGGCGCGCTCTTTGTTCACTCGCGTCATCGTCACGCCTCGTTGCTCGGCGGCGGGTTGTTCGGGTCCGCGCCGCTGTTGTTCGTTGGATCCGCGACCTTCGGCGCAGCGGGCTTCGCGCGCTCGAGGATCGGCTCTTTCTGCCCGCGCACTGTGACCGGCTCGGGAATTCCCAGAGTGCGGTGCGCCCATGCGCGCGGCACTTCGATGCCGGCGTCTTGCGCCTCTCGCAGACCGCGCCCCAGCGTTTCGAGGTCCTTCGCGCCGTCGGTCTTGCCTTCGACGATCGGCAGCGGGCAGTCCTCACCGAAACGCTGCGGGTTCGAGCGGATGTACAGCGCGAGCATGCGCTGAAACATCCGCGCGCTGTTGCGCACGTCCGAGCGCCAGAACGTATACGTCGTGCGCTCTTGCGCCTCGACCGCCGCGCGCGCGCCTGGCTGCAGGTCGCTGAGGTTCGCAACGCCGTGCACGACCTTCGACGTGTAGCCGTCGACGAGCTTCGCGAGCAGCAGCTGCACGGGCTCTCCCGCGGGGTGCTTCACGTCGAGCGTGTCGAGCTTCGTCGTGTCGGGCAACGCTGCGCGCAGCGAGCCAGAAACTGCATTCACCGCCTTGCGAAGTGCAGCGATGTCCTCGCTCGTTGCGATCGCCTGCGCGCCGTTGAACTTCGCGCGATCACCGTCAGCCTTCGCGCCGCCCGCTAGGTAGTAGCCGACGACGGGAGGGCGGCCGATCATCTCGGCCAGGGCCATCACGTCGCGAATCGACCAGATCTTGAAGAGCAGGTACCAGATCAGCGTCGAGGCCATGCCCTCGCGCACGGGCTGCGAGCCGCGCACGCGAGGAAGGCACACGAGGATCTTCTCCGCCGGCAGGTCCGCGATCGGGACGCCATAGCGGCCATCGTACGGCGAGTCGCTCGCGTACTGATCGTGCAGGCGCAGCGCCCACGGGCGTGGATCGTATCGATCACATGCGTACGAAAGGCGCCGCGTGTCGATCTTCTCGGCGCCGAGCAACACCAGCTCGCCGTCGCTCTTGGTCCACAGGAGTTCGTGGGCGAAACGCCCGTAGAACTTGGCGCTCGTCCACTCCGCGACCCACTGCTCTGCGCACGATGACTCGCCGCTCGGGCCGCTGCGCTGCTGCCAGTAGGAGAACAGCTCGCGCGCCGCGTCGGCTGCGCGCTGTGCTGCGCGTTGGTTCGATCCGAGGCCCGGCGTGATCTCGAAGCGCGTCTCGACCACGCTCTCTTCGCGGATCGAAAGCTGCGACTGCAAGTGCGGGTCTTTTTCGCGCATTTCGTCGCAGAGATCGATCCAGCGCATCATGTGCCCGCTGTTTCGCTCGGCGATCAGTGAGAGCAGGAACTGCGGTGTGAGCGCTGCGCCGAACTGTGTTGCGTCGCGGCCGGTCCACGGGTCCGCCGCGATGATCTTCGTCGAGCGCGTGTTCGCGCTGGGAAGGATCTCGTACGCACGACGCGCGAGCTCAGCGAGCGGAGTTCGGATGTAGTCGTCGAAGAGTCCCATTCTTGTATCACCAGCTGCGACTATCGTGTCCCCAGCGGTCGCTCTCGATCACGTCTTGCTCTGGGTCCGCTTGCGGTCGTTCGGGAGGCAGCAGCGCGCCGAAGAGCACTGCGTGAGCGCCGCTGACCGCGTCGCACTGGTCGTCGTTGTTCCCCTCGGGAAACGCTTCGAGCTCGGCGAGGAACTCTTCGTTCCAGTGCCCACGCACGAGGCTGACGAGGCGCGCGCTCGCGAAGGCGTATGCGCTGAACGGCGAAAACGCGGTGAGCTTATCGACGCGCTTCGGGCGAAAGCGCACATCGAATCCCTGCAGCTCTGGCGCGGTGACGTACGTGAGCTCCTGATCCTTGCCCGCCTGGCCGGGATCGCGCTCGATCCAGATCTCGACGCCAGGGCCGTCCGCGCGCGCCGTCTCGAACACCGCCGCGCGAACCTCGCCGGGCCCGCCGCGCAGGCGTCGCATGTGCTCGACGACGTGCTTGCCGCTCGCGCGGCTCGAGCGACAGCCCGCTGCGTAGTCGCCGCCTGCCGCGAGATCCCAGTAGCGAATCGTGCGCTCGGCCTGCGGTGGTGCGTCGAGAAAGTCCACCCACGCGCGCTGGAAGTACTTCCCCGCCGCCGGCTTCGCGAGCCAGTTGCCTTTCTCGAGCTGCGCCCGTCTCACCGGGTCGAGCTGGCGGAGCTTCGCAGCGTACTTGCCATCGAGCTGCACGCACTCGGCGCGCACCGAGCGGAGGTACGTGCGCGAGCTCGCGTCGGGAGTACCTGGCGGAACGACGATCTCTCGACCGCTCTCGTCACGCAGAAACCAGAGCTTTTGGCCCTCGGGCACGAGGCCATCGGGGTACGCGCTGCGGTCGAGTCCCTCGATCTCCGCCGTCGGGTCGAGCCACGCAGCCCAGCGCGCGAGCACCCACTCGTGCCCCTCGCCGCCAGGGTTGCTGGTGGCGCGCATGATCGTGGGCAGCTCGGGCTCCGTCGTGCGCAAGCGCGACGTGATCTCGAGCACCTGCCCGCGCGTGAAGTGCGTTAGCTCGTCGAACGCGACGACGTTGAACTCGTCGCCTTGGTACGCAAACGCGTCGCTCTCGTGCTCGCAGCCGGCGAAGCGAATCTGCGCACCGCTGGGGAACCGCCAGATCCGCGTCGACGAATTGAAGCGCGCACCGCGGATCACCCGCGGGTAGAGGCGCTGCGCCTTCGCGAGCAGCGGACCGAGGTCCGTGCCCTCGCGGCGCAGGATGAGCGCCTGAAAGCGCGGGTGGTGAACCCACCGGAGCGGGAGCGCGACGATCGCGTCGCTCTTCCCTCCGCCCGCCTCTCCGCCCCAGAGCAGCTCGTCCGCGCGGCTCGACAGAAAGCCCGTCTGGCGACCAGGATTCGGACGCCAGACGACCTCATTCAGCGGCTGGTTCATCGGGCTCGGGCTCGAGCGCAGGCAGCACCATCACGCCGCCCCCCTTGCCGCTGTGCTCGACCTTCTGCGCCGCGTCCAAGCCGAGCAACTTCGCGCGGCGTTCCATGATTTTCAGGACCGCTGCGACCGCGCGAGTGTCGCCCTTGATGGCCTTCGGCCACACCGCGAGCTGCAGCTGGTCGCAGCGCGCGACCTCGACTTCGACGAGCTCGTCGGTCTTGAGGCCGAGCTCCTCGCGGCGTTGCGCGATCGCCTTGTGCAACAATCCGTGCGCGGTCGACACGCTGATGTCCAGCGCTCGCGCGATCTCGCGGAAGTTCGCGCCCGAAGCTCGGAGCGAGACGACCTTCTCGGTGAGATCGAGCGCTTCGACGTTCTTCGGCGCGCCCTCGCTGTCGGAGAACTTGGTCACGGGTCACTCCAGCGCACCCACGCCCGGATCGATGCGCGCTGCGAGCGCGAACTCCGTCCAGCGCTTGCGAATCACATCGCAGTAGCGGGGGTCGAGCTCGACCAGGCGCGCGCGGCGTCCGGTGCGCGCGGCCGCGAGAAGCGTCGAGCCCGAGCCGCCAAAGGAGTCGAGCACAACGTCGCCGAGCTCGGTGCTGTTGCTCAGCGCGTACTCGACGAGCTCGACGGGCTTCATCGTCGGGTGCTCGGCGTTGCGGCGAGGGCGGTCGAAGTTCCAGACGGTGGTCTGCTTTCGGTCACCGCACCACTTGTGCGCGGCTCCCTCGGCCCAGCCGTAGAGGATCGGTTCGTGCTGCCAGTGGTAGTCCTGGCGGCCGAGAACGAACTGGTCCTTCACCCATACGAGGCACTGCTTGAAGAGCCATCCGGACTCGCGCAGCGCGCCGCGAAAGTTCTCTCCCTCGCTGTCCGCGTGGCAAACGTAGATGGCGGCGCCGGGCTTCGCGACCGAGCGCATCGCCGAGAACGCGCCCACGAGGAACGAGCGAAACGCGCTCGCGTCCATCGCGTCGTTCTCGATCTTGAGCGCCTTCTTGGTCTTGCCCGTGTACGCGACGTTGTACGGCGGATCGGTGAACACCGCGTCCGCCTGCACGCCGCCCATGGCGCGCGCGAGTTCGGCGCTGTTGGTCGAGTCGCCACACAGCAGTCGATGCGGTCCGAGCTCGTAAACCATGCCCGCTTCGCTGACCGCGACCTCGGGCAACGCCGGCGCCTCGGGCGCGGCAGTGTTCGCGACGTTCGCCAGCGCGTCCGCTTCGTCGAGCGCGTCGAGCAGCGTCGCGAGTGACGACGATCCGCCGGCCGCGATCGCCGCGAGCTCGGCGTCCTGGTTGCGCAGGCTTGCGAGCAGCTCGTGCGCGGCGGAGAGATCCCACTCGGCGAGCTCGCCGAGGGCGTTGTCTGCGAGCGCGTACGCCTCGGCCTCGGCGTCGCTGGCGAACTCGTGCCAGCGGACCGGAACGAGGCCCGGTCCCGGCGCGCCCTTCGCCACGAACGCGCGGTCCGCGCGCAGCAGCTTCTCGATGGCCTTGAGGCGCGTGTGGCCGGCGACGATCTGCGCGCGCGACGTCCAGACCACGATCGGCGCGACGAAGCCGAAGCGCTCGATGCTCTTCGCGACCGCGTCGACGGGGGCTCCGTCGTTCTTGCGCGGGTTGCGTGCCCACGGCTTCACCGCCGTCAGCGGCACCCAGGATGCGAGTTCTGTCGCGACGTTGTCTGTCATGGGGTGCTTGCGAACGGGGCTAGGATCGCGGGCTCGATGACGACCACGAAACAAACGAAGAAGCCGACGAAGGCAGCGTTGGCTCGCGATG